GAAACACTGACCGCTGGTACCGGCATATCAGTCACTAACGGCAACGGTTCTATTACCCTAGCTGCTACTAATACCGGCACAGTAACAAGCGTCAACGGCTCGGGCGGTACTACTGGCCTAACGCTAACGGGTGGCCCTGTTACAACTACTGGTACTCTTACTCTTGGTGGTACACTCGCAGTTGCCAACGGCGGTACGGGCGTTACGGGTTCTACCGGTACGGGCTCTGTGGTGTTGTCTGCCGCCCCGACATTCACGGGTACGGCCACCTTTGCCAATATATCTACCACCAACGTCTCGGCTACGCTGGTCTCATCCACTAACGTAAACGCTTCTTCTACTGTCACAGCAGCCAACGTAAACGCTTCCTCTACAGTAACTGACTCTCTTGGTAATGTCCGCACCATCGTGCAGAACTCACAAACTACGGGTTATACGCTGGTAGCTACAGACAGTGGTAAGCACGTTTCGATCACTACGGGCGGCGTTACAGTACCTGCCTCCGTGTTCAGTGCGGGTCAGGCGGTGACTATTTATAACAATTCCGCATCTTCTCAGACCCTTACGCAGGCTAGTGGTGTCACAATGTACCTTGCCGGAACTGCTACTACGGGTAATAGAACGCTGGCTCAGCGCGGGTTGGCTACGGTTTTGTGCACTGGCACTAACGCCTTTGTTATCGCGGGTGGAGGTCTGACGTGACCATAGCCCAAATGTTTTTTGCAGTGGGTACCAGCTTTACCCCGGTTACGAACACTTACACTTCTGGGGCCGCTAATCAGGCTGTGCCAACAGGCGCGTCGTCTTTAACCCTTAAAGTCGCAGGTGGCGGCGGTGGTGGTGGTGGCGGGGTTAGTGGCACTCCTAAGTATGGCGGCGGCGGTGGCGGTGAAGGCGGCTATGCAGAGAAGGTTTTTGCCATAGCGAGCGGCGACTGGGGCGTGAATTTGGCTTATTCCGTTGGGGCGCTAGGCGCTGGGGGAGCCAGCGGGGCTTCGGTGGGGGTTGACGGATCGGGTGGTGGTAACTCGACGGTGACGGGAACGCTCGCGGTTGGTGCAGTTTCGTTAGCTGGTAACGGGGGCGGCGGCGGTCAGGGGGGCTCAACTACAGACGGCGGCGTTTTTGGCGGTGGCGGCGATGCTACTGGTGGCACCACAAATACAAACGGCAACGACGGGACGGATGGGGCACTTAATGTCGGCGGAACTGGCGGAACTGGCGCGTCTATAGCGGGTAATGGCGGCAACGGTTCGACATCTACTACAGGCGCTAACGGGACTGGCGGAACCATTATCTTTGAGTGGACATAACCGATGGCTTTAATAAAGCTACAGTTTAGACCCGGCCTTAGCAGAGACCAGACGAACTATTCTGGTGAAGGTGGCTGGTGGGACGGGGACAAAATTCGTTTTCGCTCTGGGTACCCGGAAAAAATTGGCGGTTGGCTTAAGTCCACTACCAATACGTTCTCTGGCACGTGCCGCCAAATGTGGAACTGGATAACGTCGTTTACCGATAATTTTTTGTCTCTCGGTACTGATACGAAGCTCTACATAGAAGCCGGTGGGGTGTTCTATGACATTACACCGTTTGCTAGCGCACTCGCTGGCTCCAACACATTCGCGGTAACTATTAGCACCACAACGGTCACAGTCACTACGACAACCGCGCTTCCGTCATGGTTGGTTACAGGGGAACCTGTTCTTATCGCAGGATTTGCAGCGCCCCTTGGTGGCGTACCCGCTGCCGAATTGAACGGCGTGCAGACTGTTACTGTAACAGGCGCTAATACATTTACGTTCTCCGTTACTACGGCTGCCACATCAACGACATCTGTAAGCGGCGTTGGGTATACGGTTCGCACAGAAATTGAACCGGGCAATGCCTATACAGTAGCAGGTTACGGTTGGGGTACTGGCACTTGGGGACGCGGAGCATGGGGTCTTGGCTCTACCACCCCGGTCAATCTCCCCCAACGTGACTGGTGGATGGACAACTTCGACAATGATCTTGTAGCTAACATCCGTAACGGCCCGTTGTATTACTGGGAGCGCGGCACTGTAACTGACCCTAGCACCGCTCTTGCTACTCATGCGCAGCTTCTTTCTGTTTTTGCTACAGCCGCAGGATACGATGCCAACGCAGTCCCTGTGCAAGTCATACAGTCTTTGGTTTCGCAACAGAATAAACACCTGTTGGCCTTCGGTGCGGTGCCTTTTGGCAGCACATCGGTTTCTGACTTCGACCCGCTTCTTATTCGTTGGGCTAGTCAAGATGCTCCGTTCCAATGGACACCAACGACGACTAATTCCGCTGGATTCCTGCGTGTGTCTCGCGGATCGCGCATTGTCAGAGCACTGCCAACTCGTCAGGAAATCCTTGTCTGGACCGACACCCACCTCTACACCCTGCAGTTTTTGGGTACCACGGATGTATTTGGACTTCAGGAATATGCGGACAACATCTCAATAGTTTCGCCACGCGCGTGCGCTACGGCCTCTAACATTACATACTGGATGGGGCAGGATAAGTTTTATGCCTACACTGGTCGCGTTGAGACTCTACCCTGCACAATCAGAAATTATGTCTTCCAAGACATAAACCTAGACCAAGCCGACCAGATTATTTGCGGCACTAACGAGCAGTGGAATGAAATCTGGTGGTTCTACCCCAGTGCAGACTCCAACTGGAACAACCGTTATGTGATTTTCAATCATCTGGAGAAGCTCTGGTACTACGGCAATCTGGAACGCACGGCTTGGCTTGATACCCCGCTGCGGCAGTGGCCTCAGGCGGCGAACACCACATTCAATACGCAGACGCAGGAACCGGCGACTACTGGCAATCTTTATAACCACGAAGATGGCTTGGATGACGATGGTGTGGCTATGGAGCCGTATATCCAGTCTAACGACTTTGATCTTGGAGATGGCGATAAGTTCATGCTTACTCGCCGTATCATCCCTGACATCAACTTTGGCGGGTCCACGGCAGCGGAACCTGAAGTCGCTATAGAGGTTCGTCCCCGTAACTTCCCCGGCAGCACATACCAGACAGACCCGGCGGACTCTCAGCGGGTAATTGAGACTTCGGTGGACGTGTACACGGGGCAGGTGTTTGTGAGAGCCCGCGCTCGCCAGATGGCTATAAAGATTTCATCCGATGCGCTTGGAGTTCAGTGGCAGGTGGGTTCCCCCCGCCTTGATGCAAGAGAAGACGGTACCCGCTAATGGCGCTTGAGAAATTTAAAGCGGCACCACTTCCTAACCCGCCGCCCCAGTACGACCAGCAGTACATCCGGCAGTTAATTCGGGTGCTGGAAAACTATTTCTCTCAGCTCGATTCACTCACCCCCAACCAAGCTAATTCCTACCGTGCGGATAACTTCTACGGTGGCAACTTTAGCGGGGATGAGATAGAGGCTAATAACGTCACGGCTACGAATGTTACGGCACTTGCCATAACTTCCACATACCTAAATTCAGATACCATAGGTGTGCAATACGCCGACATAGCTGCATTGACCACAGAAACCGCTGGAATAGCAAGCTTAACGGTAGGCGATGCCTATGGTGGTAATTTTTACGGAGATGGGCGCTATCTAAGTACCCCGTATAACCAAATTACAAGTTCTTCAGACCAGACAGCTACAAATGTGGCTACGGCAAACGCAGTTACTTATGACGGGGATGAATTTCCCAACGGTATATCTATAAACAACAGTTCGCAAATTACTTTTGCGGACTCGGGCGTCTATAACATTGCCTACAGCATACAGTTAAAGAATGTAAACAACGACGTAGAGACCGTTGATATATGGTTGCGTAAGAACGGCACTGACCTAGCCGGTTCTAATACTCGTTTTGCAATCCCCGCCCGTAAATCCACGGGAGACCCTTCTTATTTAGTTGCCGTTACACCTATTATGGTAGACCTAGAGCAGGTTAACGAATACATACAAATTATGTGGCGGGTGTCAAATACGGATGTAACCATAGAACATCTCCCCGCTGTCACCGCATCGCCGGGGGTCACCCCTGCTATTCCTGCTACCCCATCGGTCATTGTGGGAATTACCTTTGCATCCGCCCAGTTCCCCCCGGGTACCCGGGTTGCTCCGCTTCCGGTGTTGGGTTTTGGCGAAATTGGTACTATAACCGTAAGTACTCCTTAGACTTGAGGACACATTTATGCGCGAACTAGCTAGACAGTTGCAGGCTCAGGGGCGGGGCGAAGACTCCATCCTCATTCATATGACCCCCGGGGAGGTCAAGGGCCTGCAGGCTCTGGCTATGGCGCATGGTGGTACGCTCACAGTCAACCCTACAACCGGGCTTCCTGAAGCTGGGTTTTTGAGCAAGATTTTGCCAACCCTGTTGGGTGTGGGGCTTAGCTTTATTTCTGGAGGTGCGTTAACCCCCCTTATGACTGCTGGGCTAGTCGGGGCGGGCACGGGGCTGGCTACAGGTAGCTTGGAAAAAGGACTTATGGCTGGCCTTGGAGCTTTCGGCGGTGCTTCGCTGGGTACGGCTCTGGGTGCGGGGACAGGCCAAGGGTTCTTGGGTGGCATTGGTGATAAAGTTAGTAATGTGCTTGGCGGGGGGGCTACCCCTGCTGTCACTACGGCGGCCCCGGCGACTGCTAGTTCTTACGCCACAGGTACGGCTAAAATGCTGGGGGATACTGCGCTACCCGGAGAACTAGCGAGTGGAGTGGGACGGGTTGCCCCGGTGGTTCCGGCGACTGCTAGTTCTTACGCCACAGGTACAGCTAAAATGCTGGGGGATACTGCGCTCCCCGGAGAACTAGCGGCAAGTGGAACAGGGGCGGGAGCACAGGCTCCGGGCGTTTTTAATAGGCTCGTTGCTGGTTCGTATGGCGTTGGGCCTGACGCTACTCCTGCTGAACTTGCTAAGTACGGCTTCGGTGAGGGGCAGACAGTTGGTTTGCGCGGGTATGGTGCTCTTGGCGGGTTAGCTCTTCCCTTGTTCCAGCAAGAACCGGGTAAGGGGCCAAAAGAAGAGGAAGAATACAGCCCTATATCCGAGTATAGGCCGCTTCCGCCCCGTCAGGTTTCCTATCCCGGCCCCGGCTATGGCAGCAGGGAATACAACTATTTTAACCCATCCACGTATCCGTTTGCAGAAGGTGGAGAAGCGACGGCAGAAAAACAACCCAAAGAGCTTGGGGCGCTAACTCGCGCGGGTGTGGAACGCGACTACGGATTTAGAGGACCTTCGGCTGCGGCGGCTCTGGCGGCTGCGCCAACAACTACAAACCGTAATCCTGCTATGGGTGGCAAGGGCGGTAAAGCTGGGCGCATTGCAGATATGCAGCGGCTTAAGGAAGAAGCTAAAACGCAACCGGGATACGCTGCGGCTGCGGAAAAATATAACAATCCTCTGGCCCAACGCTTTTACCAAGGCAGATTTGTGGATAACTACGTAAAGCAAAACCTTAGAGAAGGCGGGGAGGTTCACCTCAAAGATGGCTCCTTTATCCTCGACGCCCGCACTGTCTCAGAACTTGGGAATGGTAGCAGCGGTGCAGGACAGGAGCGCCTTGCCCGTATAGGTGGTCGTCCTATCCAAGGTCCGGGAGATGGGGTCAGCGACTCAATTCGTGCTAACATAGGCGGTAGGCAGGACGCTCGTATCGCCCGTGATGAAGTTATGTTTAGCCCGGAAGCGGTCAGACGGATCGGGCGTGGAGACGAGCGGCGCGGGGCTCAGAAACTTTACCGCCTTATGGATAAGGCGCACCACGAAAGAAGGTCCGTTAAACGCGGCGAACCTAGTAAAGGTCTGGGGGCACTGCTTAAATGAGCAACGTGCAGGCAAGTTTGGTACCGCCAGAATTTGTAAATACCGTGTGGCCCGACATCTACGGTTATATGGATAACGTAGCTAAACGCACGCATGGTCGGTATGAAGCCGATGATATAAAGACACTTGTTACGGACTACGATCA